GATCCCTCATGGCATCAATCATTCGACATTCTTCCCAGTGAAGAAGGAAGAGGCACGTAAAGCACTTGGTCTTCCTGAAGATGCATTCTTTGTATTTAATGGCAACCGAAATCAACCACGTAAACGCATTGATTTGACTATCAAGGCGTTCATTAAGTTTGCTCTTGATAAGCCAGAAGCTCGGCTGTGGTTGAATATGGGAGCAAAGGATCAAGGGTGGGACTTGATTCCCTTGTGTAAGCGTTTTGCTCGTGACTTTGGTTACGAGCCTACAGGTAAGTTGGTTTTAACCAGCAAGGATTTTGACGTGACAAACTGTCTTCCCATTGACAAACTAAATCTTGTTTATAACGCTTGTGATATTGGCGTGAACACTTGCATTGGTGAAGGTTGGGGCCTTGTAAACTTTGAACACGCTGCAACCGGCGTGGCGCAAATTGTACCGGACCACACATCGCTTAAGGAGATTTTCAATGAAATTCCTCGCATTCCCATTGAAAGCTGGGAGGTTGATTGTAATTATGGCCTTGACCGTGGCGTTCCTTCTGTCGATGGAATGGTGCAAATTCTTAATCACTACTACGAAAATCGCGAAGACCTTGAGAAAGTAGGCAAGTGGTGCTATTCTGCTTTGCAGCAGGAGAAGTATCAATGGGAGAAGATTGGCGAGTCCGTGAGGGCTATTGTCAACAACGTGCTGAAAGAAAGCACTGCTGGCAAGGGATTTGGTGATGCCTAAGCGCAAAATTAGAGTAGGAATTCCCACTCTTTCTTGTTACGACAAGCTTATTTATTTGTGCGACCATTTATTGAATGATGAGCACCCTCGCTTAGAGGCGGAGGTGCTCATTTTGGATAATGGCGGGCGAATGCAAAATAGCGGAGCTATAAATGAGCTTGCAGAACTTTGCGATACGGAGAAATGGAAGGTTGCGGTGCCTCCGTATAACTTAGGCGTTGCAAAATCTTGGAACTATCTTATTAATCAGTTGAATCAATGCATCATTTCCAATGATGACGTGGTGTTCGGACTGAATGATATTGAAATGTTCTTGGAGGCGGCAGATGCAAATCCCGGCTCTATTCTTTTGGAGACAAATCATCCAGTTGGAGGTTTTTCTACTTTCTATGTGAATCGCCCAGAGCTTTGGTTGTCAATGGGAGGGTTTGATGAATTATTTGCGCCTGCTTATTTTGAGGACAACGATTGCCGTTGGCGCTTGCTTGTTGAGAACAATCCGGCAGTAAAAGTTAATCTTCCCTCATGGAGTCACGACAATTCAAGTACTTTACATCGCGGAGATGATCATTACAAGCGCATGCATTGGTGCTGCTTTGAAAGGAACAAAGCTTATTACCAAGTGAAATGGGGCGGACTGCCTGGCAAGGAACAATTTACAACAGCATTTAACAAGTGATCATGGCTCATTACGAACAGCAGCAATTCATGGGAGCAATGCGTTACTCCCTTCCATCGTTCTTTATTGGCGGAAGGATTGTTGAAATTGGCAGCCTTGACATCAATGGAAGCGTTAGGCGCTTTTTTGAAAAGCCAAAAGAATACATTGGCATTGATGTGGGCGCTGGTCCTGGTGTTGACGTGGTGTGTGAAGGGCAGAATTACGATGGCGCCACCAGTAGTTTTGATGTGGCGGTTTCAGCGGAATGCTTTGAGCACAATCCGTATTGGAAAGAAACCTTCTCGAACATGGTGCGAATGGTTCGAGATGAGGGGCTTGTGCTTATGACTTGCGCAACAACTGGACGCCCGGAACACGGCACGACAAGGAGTGATGCTGGAAGTAGCCCTTTAACAGTGGCGAAAGGATGGGAATACTATCAGAATTTGACAGAGGAAGATTTTGAAGATACTTTTGATTTGGAAAACATGTTTTCGGAATATTGTTTTAATGTGAATAAGAATAGTCATGATCTTTATTTTTGGGGGATTGTCAAAAAATGACTGCCAAGCAACGCCAGTCCAAGATGCGTAAGGTGATGAAAGAGTTTGCTGCGGGCACCCTTAAAAGCAGCTCTGGTGAAGTGGTGAAAAACCGCAAGCAAGCACTTGCCATTGCATTAAGCGAAGCTGGTATGAGTAAGGGTGACAAGAGCGACGCTTATTGGGACGCTTACATTGATACGATGTGTGGCTCTATGAGCAAGGAAAACGCAGAAGAGGAGATGGATGAAAGTGCTGGTGAAAAGCGCTGCAAAGGCTACTTGGCTGCGGTGAAGAAAAACAAGAAAAAATAGGATCTTGGATTGTTTCCATAGGCAATTGTGCGTTTAAGATGCACAAAAAGCGAAGTTGCCAGTGGACAACATCAGAGTGGTCAGGGAAGAAGAGGATGGCATCAATGTGATGGAGGCGTTGCAGATTTTATCTCGCAACGCTCATCGCAACACTTCTAGGTGGGAACTTGTTGAGAAGCAAGTGTTTAAAAATGGGCGATTAGAGGAAACGCATGAATATGTGGTGAGTGAATATGACACGCCTGATCCACAATTTGAGCCTGGCAAGTTTTTAATTTTTGAAGCTGTTGCAATGGCAAAGGCTTACATCATGGAAGGCATTGAAGAGCAACTTGCTGCCATTCGTGGTGAGGATGATGATGACGATGATGAGGACTAGTTAGTCGTTTGTTGCATGAACAACAAACGACGGATAGCCCATAAGCCATAAAACGCTTAAGCCAAAAACGCCACTCATCACTTTGATTTGAGCAACATCTGGCGCGAGGATGCCATTTTCAATGCGGGAAATGGTTGCTTGGTCGCAGAATAATAATTCCGAGAGAGATTGCTGAGACAGTCCGCAGTTAAGGCGAGCGTCCCGCACTCGGGAACCTATGAGTATTTTGGCTTCAGCAAGTGAAGATTTGGGACTTTTTACCTTTCTGGAGCCGAGCATTTTGCGTTTTTATGCAGACTAGCATATTAACTACTATACTTTACAAATAAAGCCTTTACAGTATATGTATGAGCACCACATCTTGCCGCTACGATTTTTCTCCCATTGAGAAATATGAAGTGACACCTGAAGGTTATCTTCGGGTGTGGGCTTCAATCGCTCGTACTGGTATTCAGCATTACACTGATGCTGATGGTTCTATCAGGAAGGAATACCGTCCTGAAACAGAAGTGGCGTCTCCGGAAAGCCTTGCCTCTTTTGCGGGGAAGGCAATCACTATGGAACATCCTCCTGTTCTTTTGGACAGTGAGAACACCAAAGATTACCAAATTGGCTTCACTGGTTCAGAAATTGTTTATGACAATGGCTTTGTTAAAGCTGTCATGACAGTTACTGATCGTGAAACCATTGAAAAGGTGACCAAAGGCGATGTTCGAGAAGTGAGCGCTGGCTACAGGGTTAATTATGATCCGACGCCAGGCGTTACCGATAGTGGCGAGCATTACGACGGCATCCAAAAGGAGATCAGTGGTAATCACGTTGCTATCGTTCGTCGTGGCCGAGCTGGCCCGCAGGTAAGGTTGCACTTGGATCGCCAAGATGCTGCTGACCCGTCTTTATTTTCTATTAAGGAAACCAAAACTATGAGCGCAAAAGTCGTTTTTGACGGCGCCGAGTTTGAGGTGAGTGAGAGCGTTGCTCTGGCGATCACCAAAGAACGCGAAGACGCCAAAATGTCCTACGAGGACATGAAAAAGAAGTACGACGAGCTGCAAGCTGCTGCTGATGCAATGAAGTCCGAAATGGATGACATGCATAAGGAGATGAAGTGCAAGAAAGATGCGGCTGATGGTCGCGCTGATGCACTGACTGAGCAAGTCGATTCCTTAAAGGCCGAACTGGAAGAAGCCAAGCAAATCAACGTTGATTCCATCGTTGAAGAGCGTCTGGCTCTGATTTCCAAGGCTAAGCCTGTTCTTGATGCTGCCTACGAATTTGGCGGCAAAACTGCCCGTGAAGTGATGGTTGATGCCATCAAGGCTGTACGTGGCGATTCTATTGCTTTGGACGAGCGTTCCGACGATTACGTTCTGGCAATGTTTGACACCATCTCTGAAGATGCTGCAAACCGCGCAGATTCGACTGAAGATCTGCGTAAAGCAGTGGCTTCCATTGCTACGCCTGCTTCTGCTCCTTCTTCTTACATTGAGAAGCTGCAGAATGCCTGGAAATCCCCTCTCTCTGTCTCTAAGGAGGCTAAGTAATCCATGGCTGTTACCTTTACCACCAGCGCAGGTTCTGCAGGTGGCGTTCAGTCCAGCTATCCGCTGGAACTGACTGCTGCACTGGAAGGCCAATTCGCTGACATTTCGGACAACAATGTTGCCACTTTCGTGAATGAAACTGGCGCCACTATTGCTTTTGGTGATCTGCTTGTTGTGAATGGTGCTGGCACCGTTGGCAACTCCGCCAAAACCATTGCTGCCACTGGCGACACCGTTGTGGGTGTGAATGCTCTCACCTACATCGAAGAGACTGTTCTTGATGCGAACAGCCGTCCCGGTGCTTCTAATGAGCAAGCTCTTAATGTGCTCAACAAAGGCGTGGTTGCTGTGTATGTGACTGGCGCTGTTGATTACACTTCGCCTGTTCGCGTGTACTACGTGACCAACACTGGCGCCACTGCTGGCGCACATCCTGGCCGCTTCTCGCATGCTTTTGTGAGCGGCAAGACTCGCCGTCTTAGCGGCGCACGCTGGGTTTCCAAGACCACTGGTGCTGGCGTTGCTCTGCTGGAGCTGAACGGCCCTGATTTCACCCTCACCGCTGATTCCTGATAGGAGGACATAATGAGCGAATTCCGTATGGACGAGGCTGGGCTGTTCCTTGAGCGCCAGCTTGAATACATCCGTCCCCAAGTATTTGAAGTCGAATATGCCGACATCAAATATGCAACTATCCTGCCTGTGACTAGCGAAGCTGGTCCTGGTGCACAAACTTTCACCTATCGCATTATGGATGCGACTGGTGACTTTAAGCTCATTTCTGACGCTGCTGATGATCTGCCGCGTGCTGATGTGAGCCAAACCGAGAAGAGCATCAACATTCGTTCTTTCGGTGGTTCGTTTGGTTACACGGTGCAAGAGCTTCGTGCAGCACAAATGGCCAATGTGGCTCTTGAGCAACGT